TCAACGTAAACAACCTTAGCCAATTCGGTAAAGGCACCACCAGATGCAACAGGCACCCAGGCGCTACCATTCCAAATAGAAACGGTCTTATCTTCATCATTCTGCAACCACGTCTTACCAACTTCCCAGTCGGAACCAGTCGGAGTCGTGGTTTGAACAATGGTGTCAAACTGGCGCTCAGCTGCCCGAGCAGTGAAGATGTTATTGTCAGACGTAGTTACAGAAGGTTGTTCTGCAAAGGTAATAATATCATCATTCTTGATCTTACTAAAATCAATAGTGTTATCAGCAAGACCAAGAGTAATAGTACCATCACCATCGTCAGTTACAGTGATACCAGTGCCATCAGTACCAATATCATTAGTGATGGCTTCGTCGATCATGTCGTCGATCTTAGCCGTCGTAGCGATAGTAGTATCGTTATTGGGATTAGCTTCAGCAGAAGTGATAATATCTTCTGCTTTAATTCGATCAAGATCAACCGAACCAGCACTAATACCAATCGTTACTTGACCACCACTACCAGACTTGTTAAGACCGGTACCATCAACAAGGATGTCAGTTTCAATAACGTGATCAACATAATCCTTGACAGCACCAGTGGTAGGAACTGCATCATCATTGTCAGGAATGACATCGCTAAGTGCAGCCAATTCGGCTTTGGTTAGCGTATCATTGACTTCATCTTGGAACCGCTGATCCATAGCAGCAGTAGTGGCGATCTGGGTATCAGAACTGACCCACGTTTCGTCGCTATGGATGGTATCGGTTTCGTTGTCCCAAGTGTAGTTCTTAATCTCTTGAACAGCAAAGTTATTCTGTTCAAAGTTTTGGTTAAGATCTTGAGCACGGATAGATGAACCTGCAAAGAACGTGCTCTTCAGTTCATCAATATCCGTGTCACGATAGATCCTGATCGCTACATTTGAAGCAGGTGCAGAATCAAACAGGATCGTAGTAGCGTTGGCAAAAGAGTATGCAGTTGTAATGGAACCGTCAAGACTTACCTTGACATCATCCTCATCAATGTATTCAAATGTTAGAACATAGGAAGTGGTAGAACCATCCCCAGTAAAAAAGTTTTCAGTTACAGCCATTTACGCTAGTAAGTAGTTGGGAATGGGTGGATTAAGGGTTAGCAAGTTGTCGAATTTCTTCAACACGTTGATCGGTGTATTCTGCAACATTTTGTGCGCCGGTAACGTCACCCATACTGGTAAGTCGATCAACCTCTTTTTGACCAGCAATGCCAGCCCAGATCTCAGGACGTTCAGTTTGGATTCGTTGTTCAGCATATTTTTTAGCCGTCTCAACAAGTTGGTTAAGGCGCCTGTAAACAGGTAGCTTTTCTTCTTTAATTTTAACTTCTTCGTAGGTAGCACCAGAACGGCGATATTGACGCATCTCTTCAATCTCGTCGTTGTAACGCTCAACCTTACTCATGCGGTCAACTTCTTTCCACAGCTGCATTTCACCCATGTATCTACCGATGAGTTCACGTTCTTCAGCTGTGTATTCACGTCCACCGTCAGAACTGAACCGAAGCAGTCCAACACCGTCGAAACCAGTCCCAAGCAGCCATTGCCGCCAAGGTTCTGCCGTTCCACTGACTTTAATCGGACTCAGTGCATTCAGGATGCGAAGACCATGGTTGTCAATGTCGTTGATCTCGCCGCCAGTCCAAACGTCAATACGTTCAGGCAGCAAGCTAGATGCACCAGGCAGACGGTTAGACACGTAACCAATCATGTCTTTGTAGATGTCTTTTTGGGTAGAAGTAATAGCATTACTAACTACACCAAGAGCACCAGAGGCAGGGATAAAGGTACGAGTAAGCTGTGCGCCAGTACGCGCCCAAGCCGATTCATCACCGTTCATAGCTGCAAGCAGCGGCTCCATACCAGCCAAGGGTGTGTTGTTCAGCCAGGTAGCTGCAACAGTCCAAGACAGTTTTTGTACAACGTCTTCGCTGATCGAGGATCCAACATCATTAGAGTAGTAAGCCAAATCGCCTACAACACTAAGCATAGTATCCAGCATAGGGATGCCTTTATAGCTTACCCACTTATTGCCGATCTTAATGGTCTTAGGTTCCCAACCATAATTGTCACGCAGCTTCTTACGTTCCGAAGCATTCATCGGACCGTTACCACGGATGTTACCGCCCATCGCATAGTTAAATGCAGTGATGCTAGCAATACTAGACAACGCTAGACGACCACGGTACTCAGCTTGCAAGTTTTTGTAGATTGCCATTGCATTAGGAGTAGCATCAAAATTCTTGATACCATGCTCAGCCAACGCAGATTTAATCTTGTTAATATCGTTCCCAGCATAAAGCACTTTAGAGTACTTATTCATGCCAGGGATCATGGCAATAGGGGTGTAAGACAGAGAGTTCTTAATGTCGTTAGCACTGGTTTTGGGGAACATGAAGAACGGCTTAAATGCTGGAACTGCAGTCACAGCAGCGTTAATGTAGGAGCTAGTAGCATCATCCAAGTTAAGAGAAATCTCACCGGATGCGTTTTTAGCCGCTGCATCAGTCAGCACACCGTCAGCATTAAACATGCGGCTATAGTTAGCACGTTCTGCTTCTGCTAGCAGTTCTGGGGTGACAGTACCTTGTTTGGTAAACACATCGTCATACGCACGAAGGCGTGACATATGAGTAGCAACCATGGTATCGGTGTAAGCATCAACACCACTCATACCAGTCATACCGGTACGCATCCACTTCATACGGGATACATCACGGTTAGCCGTTGCCCAATTATATTGGAACTGGAAACCACGATCGTTCTGTCTGGCAGAAGCAATAGCGTCTAGAATCTCCCAATCTTTTACGTCTTCAATAACGTAATCTTCACGGATCTGACTCATCATAAAATCGTAATCCTGATGAGTTGCTTTGACACGAGTTAGACCATCTTGAAGTGCTCGTTTTTGGGTCTCAAAGACAGCTCCGTGATAATAGAATGCCTTCTTAAGTGGTTCGATGTCCCGTTGGATTGCTGCCTCAATACCATGACCAAGCAGCGAAGTGATAGGTTTGATAATAAGGTTAGAAACGTTACCCTTAGCAGCGTTAAGAGCAGACAAACCAGACAGGACGTTGTTCATACCAACACCCCAAAGTCCCCTGGCAAACAGGTTCATTTGTCCTTTGGTCGGACTCTTAATCATGCCCAACACACTAACTTGACTATCAGCCCATTTGTACAGTTTTTCAATGGTATCAACGTCACCGTTAGTACGGCTAAACGCATCGTAAAAAGCTTTTGCAGCTTGAGGATTCTTTTCTTTAAGCTGGTCTAAGTTCTGCCTAAACCGTTTAACGGAAGCATGACGTGCGTTAAGAGCTTGCTGGAACTCATCATTGATAAGATCAGTCAGCTCACCAGGGTTGTTAGATTTAGCAATACGCTGGAAGATGTTCTTGTTTTGCAGTTGCCAACCGGAGATGTACTTGTTAAGACCAACCTCAGCCATCAAATACTCAAGCTTGTCTGCAATCATCTCTTGGATACGATTATCATCTACAAGATCACGATAAGTGACGCTTGCTTCAGACATCGACGCAATCTCACGACCAAGAGTATCCATGATACGTGCACTACTTTCAGTAACCTCACGACCCAGGTACAGGTCAACAAGATCGGTGATTGCTTGAGCAGCTTGTGCTTGTTGGACTTCGTTAAGGTAAGTAACTTTAGTACCATCAATCAAAGTCTTAACATCACGATCTGCAGCAAACAGTTTCTTGACATCATCAACAGAACCTGCGCGAATAATGTCGTTGTAAATGTTCCATGCAGCATCACGCATGTTTTTGCTGGTGTAGCGGAAACCGTCTACAACAGCATCAAAGTCCCCGATTGCTCTAGCAGATTCAGCCAGACCAGCAACAGCATTACGAGACTTGCCCAGCACAAGACCGTTTTTAAGTACAGGTTCAGGTAGCACAGGAGCGGGGTCACCGACAACATCACCGTTCTTAATAGCGGTGGTGTCTCCCATGTTACGTGCTACGTTGCCAGGCGGAATGCTTTGACGTGCCAGTTGATTAGGTTGAGCCAGACCAGGAGTAACTTCAGGGATGTAACCAAACCCTTGGGGATCAGCTTCAAGTTTAAGAATAGCAACCTCGTCCATTTGAGAACGACGTGACTCTTCAGCTTGTTCAACTGTACGCTCTAGGCGGGATTTAGTGGTAACTTCAGATTCACCAGTTTCTTCCAGTTGTTTAAGAAGACGATCCTTTTCCGCTTGCAGGACTTTAGCGTTAGCTTGGCTAGGCTTGGTTGCAAGGGCTTGGTCAATCTCTGCAATACGAGAAACCGTTTCAGCATCAGAACCAGCAACAGCAGCTGCTTTGTATGCAGTTGCAGCGTCGTTCTTAGGAATAAACCAGTCAAGAACCTTTTTACCGGCTCCCATGGTAAAACCAAGGAAGTCACCGACAAGACTCAGACCAATACTTTCTTGCATGTTCTTCTGCTTACGAATAGCAGGAGAATCACTATCAAGAGTTTTCCAGGAATCAGGAATAGGGTATGCACCGTTAGTACCAAACACAGTTGGGAAGGTGTCGGCAAGCATTCGTGCACCGTTGTCTTCCAAACCCTCGTCACTAACGCCAATCACAGCAGCGTCAATGGCAGCAGCAGAACCAACAGTAGCAACACCTTTTACGGCACCAGGCAGAGCTGTAGCTTGAATACCCATCGTAGCTTGACGGGTACCCATCATAGTAGGGATGACGACTGATGCAAACTTCCTAAGCTTTTGACGCTCAGGAGATGGATCAACCTGTTTAGTCAGTGCATCCCATTGCTTGTTTAGACCTTCAGCATTCAGACCCAGACGGTTACCAACAGTAGTAGCCAGATCAACACCAAAGTCCATGATGCCAGCACCAGCAAAGCTGAGGTTACGAGCGATCTCGTTACCAGCAAAACTTAGGTCTTCAATAAGATCTGCATCGTCTTCACCGCTACCGTAGACGAAACCACTGCCAGGTTTGTGCTCAGGTTTCCAAAACAGTTTACCGTCAACTTCGTTAAAGTATTCGACTGGATATTGTTTGCCACGAACCTCTACAGTTTCACCTGAGAGTTCAGGGGGTTCAGGAGTATCAGGAACCTCATACTCAGGTTCTTTAACTGCGACAACTTCACGTTCTTCTGGCGGTTCATCTTCCAGGAGTGGTGCTCCAAGATCTACAGCAGTATCTATGAGATTAGCTGCACCATCAAGCTCTTCCTGAAAAAGATCCGCATGTTCAAATGTATTTTCCATTAGTAACCTCGGATTTCAGTAAGAGCATTGTTGTAGTAGCGTAGCAGTCGATCTGCGCTTTTAGCAGATTGACCAGCATATTTACTGCCACCACCAGCTTTAGGCAGACTTGCCCAGGTACCAGACAGTTTAGCGAGCATCTCTCGTGTTAGAAGTTGTTTAGGATTAACACCAAGTTTTTTAAGGTGATGGTGAGCCACTCTGTCTTGGCTTTCGGGTGAAAAATCTTTAAGCTGTAAACCATCAGCATAAGGCTGCCAAGTGGTCGAAAGATATTGATAAGCACCAGCAGCATCAGACCTGAGCTTCCCACTAGCATTGATTTGCCGTGGATGACGGCTCATATCAGTAAATTGTTTAAATGTGAACATGGTGTTGTAACCAGCAGCACTGTCAGTACCTTCCGCAAACCGAATAGTACGGAGCAATGCCTGTTCTTCAGGAGTCAGGTTAGTTGATGCCCAGTTAGACAGCTTACCACCAGGATTAGGCTTAGGATCAGCTGATTGCCCATAAGCTTGAGCAACAGTAGGATTCATAAACCGTGGGTCACGGGTAGAGCCAGGAGTAGACAAAGCTTGTCCAATCTGAAGACCAGCAACGGTATCAGCTCGGTCAAGGAATGATTGGATACCAGGATCGTTAGTACGCTCTTTCAAGCGATCCGTGTGGGTCGGAGTAAGACGCTCAGAAATACCAAGCGTAGGAATAGCAAGGTTTGCATTCACAAACTCAGCCAACGTCTTGTAACCGCCTTTGTTGCTGTTGTACAGGGTACGATAAATACCAGGAACTTCAGGCTGTTTACCAGCACGAATGTCAGCTGCCATTTGCTGCAGCACTGCTGCTTCTACCATAGGAACTTGGGTGATAACGGAAGGGTCTTTTTGGTAGGATTTTAGTTGATAATCGGTACTGTACGAAGCTGCCGCAGCCATTTGACCTTGCGGAGTTTGTGCAGTTGCCGGAGTAAACCGAGTAAAGTAGTTACTGGTTACACCTTTTGATAACTCGAAACTGGATACAGCAAAAGCACCTTTCTTTTCAATGATGTCTTTACGGACAGCAGCCACAGCCTCAGCCTGTGAAACATCTTTAGCTTCGCGGGTTTGATACTGGCGATAAAGGTTTGCTTGGACCTGTTGAACAGCAATAGAAGTTGCCGTCTGAAGACCAGAAGCAGTTTTATCAAGGGATGTTTCTCCCAAAGATTCTCGCAGATCTGTTGAAAGCTCAGACCTTAGCTGGCTATCGCTAAGCTCAAACCCAGCACGAATAGCATCTTGTTCAGCTGCTTCTTCACGATACTGCTCACGGTACTCAGGCGGAATAGCAGAGTTGTTAAGAGTTTGAGAACTTAAGGTAAAGTTATTCTTACTCTCTTCAAGTTGTTCTGCCCAAAACTGAGCGTTAACTTGTTTTTTATTGTAAGCCGTAAAGACTTTTAACGGACTCAAGTCAGCTTCAGGAGCACGAAGTTGTAGTTCGTCAATAAACTGCTGACCTTTAACGTAGTCACCATCCCACTGGTTATAGAAATAATCTAAACCAATATCAAGGATTTGACGGTGTTTATCCTGGCGAGCACCATTCAGTTCAGAACGCTTGTTGGATTTGATCTTGCGAACAGTTTCGTTTAGATCACCCAAACGTAGTTGGTACATCTCACCAATAGTTTTTTTAGGATCTACGGTAGACTTTTCTGTAAGCAGATTTGCCAGCTTAGTGTCATCCATCCAACCGTTCCTGTAACCAGCAGGAATAACTTTTTCAAATACAAAGTTCCAAGCAGCAGTAAAGTCGTACCGTTTGTCCTTAGTTTCAGCAGTACCCACAATACCGTGCACTAGCTGGTTAAGAGTAATGTCACCGTTTTTAAAGGCTTCAATACGTCCTGCTCGGGTAGCATGTGATTGACGCAAATCCCGTTGGTCTCTAGCAAAATCAACAGCCCCGTTTTGAATCTTTCGGATTGCTTCGTTGTAGTCACGTAGAGCGTACTCACTAAAGTTTTCAGTGCCAGTTTCAGTGTCATACTGCAGTGCCCAATCTCGTGCAACAATATAAGTTCTAGCAGGATCAAAGTTAGCTTGTGAAGTAGTAAACTTGTTACCTTCAGCATCTACGTGAGTATTCTCTTGAGTTAGATACTGTTTAAAACTGCGGTCAGCACTTAACTTTCTGTTAGTGATATAGTTTTTGGTACCAACAATACGATCATACTGTGGAAGAGCTTTGATTTGATTGATAACATCTAAAGGCTCACCGGTTTTAACCATCTCATTGGCAACAACAGCCATCTCACCGTCTTCAGCTGCGATAGCTTGTTCGGTGGCTTGTTGTTGTTGTGTGACTTCAGGTGCAACACCGAAGTTGTTGTCTAAACCCCAGTTTCTGGTTTGGGCATTAGCCTCCACCATCCGATTGTTAATGTAAGCCCCGCCAAGCAGCTTAGCCATTTCCATGAACTTAGGAGAAAATACTCCTAAGCCTTCATACGTGCTGATCTTACGTTTTAATTCAGCATCGTTAATAGCTGCCTGTTGAGATTTGGCTTGGGCAATGTTTCGATCCCATACACCAGCGTTTTCCCGTAGGAGTGGAGAAATGTCCGGAGCTTGGGCGGGGGCAAAACCTTGGCTTTGCGCAGCTCCAGTAAACAAATTCTCTTCTTTAAATTCTGCCATTTGTTAAGCCTTTTTCGCAATACCAAAGAAATCACCACCAGTAGGAGTCATGCTCCAACCAGTATCAAATGCTTCAAGACCTGCGCCAAGAACACCGCCAAGTGCCTGACCAAGACCAGGACCACGTGCTTGCATCACAGGAGACGGTGAGAAGAATTCAAACTGAGGCATCACAGAAGTCTGTGCAATAGTCAGTTTGTCTTGAGCACGTTTCTGCTGCTCTACCTTGCCCATTCTCATTTGAGTAGCGCGGTTCTCGCTCATAAGCTGTTCAGTCAGCTGAGCACGGCTACGCCCGTAGTTACCAAGAGTACTTAGTAGAGCACCACGTCGTGCACTCTTACCGTATACCTCACGAGCAGCAGATGATCCCATAGATTTAAGGAGCATCTTCCTCATTGCTTGACTTTTAAAAGCAGCACGACCGTAAAGTTCATTAAGACGTACTTGCTCAGCAGTCCAAGCAGATTGAGCAGCTAAATAGTTGTTTTCAATTTGTTGCCTATTAAAGTCTAGTTTAGCTTCAAAAGCTTTGATTTTATACTCATTAGCTTTTTCTGCCCTAAACTGACCCATTGCATTATTAAAGGTCGTGTTGTAGGCTGAGTTGTAAGCTTTCTGTTCAGCTACCTTGTCACCAAGGATTTGCTTACCTATGCTAAAACCTAGTTGTGCGATGCTAAGAGCTTCGCCTACACCAAAAGTCATGCCTCCGCCGCCTCCTCCGGCTGTTTGTAAATAGCCAGCTGGGTCTGTTCCTGCTGCCATAATCGTACAATCTCAATAGAGTAAACATTGTCAGGTCCATCCGGAAATACCCGTAGTACCTTAAAACCTAAATACCTAGCTAAGTTAATTAACTCAGTATTTTGTATATCAATAGTCGTCCAAAGATAAGGACGGTTTATATGTTCCATTAACGCTTTACCGAATCTAACGGTTGTGCGTGGATTCTTCTTAACTTGCTTCGTCATCTGTATCCAAACGGCGTTATCTTCCGACACACCGTAAGCTCCATAAAGACTCCCATCAGGTCCGTAGATTAGATAGGAGTCATCTTCATGGATATACATAGCAAGAGATAAGACTGGGTGTTGCCCTACTCTTTCAAAGTCTAACAAACCTCTATCCAGCATTTGACTGGTTAGTTCGTGTACATCGTTAATGGTAGCTGGTTTAAAGGTAAAACCACGGGTGGATGCAGTCATTAGGATCGTTTGTAGAAACCGCTATTGTAACGACCTTCCCAGTTCAAACTTAACAGAGATACAGGCATGGGTGAATCCCCAATCATTTTGATTGACAGGTTTTCGTTACGTTGATAAATAGGAATAGTATGGATTGCTTCAGCAGACAAGTTAACGTTGTTCAGATCATACACATTAGGCTGGACAGCTTCAATGGTTTGAGTCCATTCAGGACGACCAGTAATGGTGATTTGATACTTAACAGGACCGCTTAAGCCGGTAGACACTTTGATACGATGGATGATAAGATCTGAAGTAAAATCAGATTGAGCCGTCTTACCATCAGATTGAGTAAGGAAGAACTTAGGAAGCTCAACGTTCATCGTGTAGGTGTAACCAATAATAAGATTACGTCCACGATAGTCTCCATCTACATCAACGTAATCGCCCCCTGCATCGTCCACTACGGTGGGGTAAAGCACTGCGCCTACCGATGCACTGGTAAGGGTAATATCGTCGTCTATGTAGCCTCCTAGGACCACTACAGAGAACGTACCAGAACTGACTTCATTGTACGGTAAAAAGATCCGAGTTGTGTCAGCAGAAGAGTCGTAGGTTCGATAAGGATTAACGTTCCAAAGATCGAGGCAAACATCAGTCTTTTCTCCAGTAGGTAGAGTCAAATAACCTTCTTCACTTGCTTGCGTCAGGTCGTAGGATTGGACGTAAACATCAGAACCATTAGCAACAACAGCATAATAAGTACTAGCATCAAAGAATTGATCCAGCAAAGTGCCAGTCAAATTCCATTTATACCAAGTACTAACAGCTCGTTGATCACCTTGTTGTGAGAATCGGAACTGATAAACAGTACTATTGCCAGCAGTACCAAGTGAAATAATAGACAATCCCGGTGAAGAGATCATCGAATCAATGGTTTGAGGAACTAATTCAGGTACAATCTGTGTCTGATCGTACATAAATGGTGGCTGCACACTGCTAATGTTAGCAAGTTCAAACAAACGAGTGTACAAAGGTGTCTTAGAAACGAACGCCAAAGTAGTACCCAGGGTCACAGCTTCGACGTTTGGATCACACTCATAACTTGATAGCTCTGTAATCTTAACTGTCTCAGGCGAAAGAATGTCCTCATTACCTGCGATCAGGAACTGTTGAACGTCGCTAAACAGCACAAGACCGGCGTTAGCCGGTTTAACGTACCTCAAGTTAACAGGTTTAATAGACGAAGCACTGACGTCGATAGGGTCATCGTCAGTAACCGTAAGGGCAGTAGTAGCAAAGAAGTTAAAATAATCACCTGCTTTACTCAGGATCACTGACTCATTAGACAGGAATCCAAGGCGGTTACGATAGAAGAAAAGGTTGTTAATCTTAGCCCCAACAAAGCTAGGATCAGGGTTGGTTTCCAGATCACCGATCTCCCTGTCTGCCCAATCAATAGGACCGTAGGTAAATGAACCGTCAGCGTTCCTTACAATCTGATGAGGAAGTGTTTGAGGATCAAGTTCAAAGGTAATGTCCCAAGCATTTGATTCTTCCCAAACACCAGTACCATAAGTCACACCACCATCAGTTACAAACTTAACGTACATATCATCAACATCAACGTCAATGCTGTTGACAATACGAACTTTAAAATCATTCCTACATTGCAGCGGAAGATCAGCAACAGTCGGCACAGAATCTTGGAAGACGCTCATAGAGTCTTCAGATGGACCGCCGACAACTGAGATAGTAAAAGCAGCGGTACAGCTAATATAAATGCCAGGACCAACGGCTACAGCAGTGTAAGTTTTACCACCAAAGGTGTTACCGTTAATGTCCCCTACAAGGTCATCAACAATAGCATCTACGTCACCACCAGTACCAGCGTTGTACGTGGCACGTTCTGTTCCATCAAGATAGATTTTATAGTGACCAGTACCCACCACCTTAACAACGACAAACGCTTCATTTGGTTTGTCAGCAGTAGTGGTAGTCTCCATTGCTACAGTCTTTGCTTTGTTAAGAACAAAGGTGTAGTCATTCAGGGTGAGAACCTCAATGTCAGCAGCAGTAGCACCATTGAGATAACCATCGCTAGGAATCGAACTAACAGCACAGAGATCTAGCTCATCTTGATAGTTGGACAAAGCAGTAGCTTCAGCAGTTACAGCGTTGTCGTAGTTGGTCTGAGCCGTGTTCATTGCGGTCTCAGCATTACTAAGATCTGTAGCGTCGTGGGTAGCAGCTACTGTTTGAATAGCTTGGTAGACACGATAACCTTCTGCTGCAATAAGAGGGTACTCGTTAGTAAACTCAGTACCCAATGCATACCCAGAAGGAAGGGTAGTGGTAGAACTTACAACAGTGTTGTTGTTTTTAACAATGTAAACGTCGTTAGCATTTTTAAGAATACCAGACTTTACAGTTTGTTCAATTTCACCTGGCTTATCATACTCGTACTGAACTTCAAACAAAGCTACTTCAGTCGAGGTTTGACCAGCAAGCACCTCAGCGTAGTCCGCTTGTTCTGTGTGAAGCTCAGCTAAACGAGTAGCAGTTGTAGTAACAGCAGTATTGTAAGTAGCAAGGTCAGCCTTAAGGTTAGTAAGGTTACAAGCACCAGCATGGGTAACATCCGAACCCATATCAACAGCTCGTGGTGAGCCGTCAGTCAGGTTCCAAATGCGGAATTGATTATCATCATATTGAGCGACATACTTTTCCTGTGGATCCCTAAGGATTGAAAACCACTTACCATCAGCAGTAGCGCCATAAAGATCAGATTCAAATTGTCCGCCTGGGCGCTTGAGAAGACCAAGAGCATAGTCTGGGAAAGCATTCACAGAATCGTTAAGTTGTCCAGGAAACTTACGGTTATCAGGCTGCTGTGAAATGCCAAGTAGGAAGTTGGGAATCCTTTGGGTTACAGTACTCATCGCATCAATGCTTGGAAAGGTTGATAGCTATTGTAATAGTTTTCTCCATCACGGAATCCAAACATTGAATAGTCGCCTTGATTACAATCGTACTCAATAGCAGCAGCTCGTGTCTGAAGTTCTTGTTCTTGGAGAAGTCCGTTCAACTCACGATCTCCTACCATTTTGGTAGCACACATGCGAGCAGCTCGGGCAGTAATATAAGCTTGGACAGCAGCAGGTACGTCGGTAAAGTCAAAATACCAAACGACATCTGCTTGGATAGTATCGGTAAAAGTGTAAGTATGATTCAAACGATCATACAATTTATTACCACGCTTTACCACATCGTACTTATCTTTATGATACCTTGTATTGGTATCAATCTGAAGCATGTTAGATGGATAAAGAATTTGATTAGTTGAACTGTCAGGAGTCAACTCATAGTGACGTTCAGTGTTAAAGATCCAGCCTTCAGCTTGAACTTGGCGGTTAACTTCCCGGAGAGTGTTGAGTACAATAGATACTTCAGGGTTCTGTAGATCTAGTGTGGTGACAGGAGCCTGTCCCACTGAGCTAAGTATTTGATTTACAGCATCCAGTTCGGTGGACACAGCATAAGTAGGAAAGGGCATAGTTACCTATCAATAAGTAAAAAAAAGGGGAGCCGAAGCTCCCCCAGTATAAACCAGAAATAATCAGGCGAATGCAGAGTTACCGGTGGTAGCACCAGCAAACAGTTCCACACAAGCAGCAGGGTTCAGGTAATCAGCACCCATAGCCAGGCGACCCACGATCACATCGCCCTGATACAGGACGGAGGTGTCACCGGAGGTAACTTGGACTTGAGGACCAATAGCCTCAACACAACCAGCAGCTTCGCGCTGGAAGATCAGACCGCAGGACTTGCTGAACTCAGAACCAAGACCATACTCGTTCTGCTCACCGAAGGAACCAGAAGCAACCTTATCAGCATCTTCCATAGCGGTGTCGATGAAGTCACCCAGGCGACCAGGAGACGCAACACCAGTATCGGTAGTACCGCCGGTCGTGCCGAACTTGGTACCGTAGTTGCTGAAGAAAGGAATGTTGGTAGACTTGTAGATCTCGATACCAGCAATGCTCATGATGCCCTTGCCGGTCTGCAGAGCAGTACCAGTGACATCACGGTTGATCAGGCTGTTGCCAGTCACGTTCTGAATCAGAGCGTAGTACTGACGAGGAGTCAGGACAGCGACACGACCATCTTGGGACACACCCTTCTCATCCAGCGCAGCGGCTGCATCGAAGAAGGCGTTGACCAGAGAATCAGCGTCATAAGCCTCAGCAAAACTCGGGGTAGCAGCATCGCCAACACGGATCTGAGTACCACCAGGCTCTTTGTAGTCAGTGGCAGACACAGGCGACTCGTTACGAGCACCGTTGGTGATAGCACGGAAGATATAACGGTCATACTTCTCAGCGAGAGCATAGCCGATCTTACGGGAAATCTCGCTCCTCAAGTCGTAATGAGCCAGAATTTCGTCTAATTCGTAGACGAAAGCCGAGCTGATCAGAAGGTCATCACAGGTGATGGTCTTCTCAGCCACGGGAGGTGCCTGGTTCGAGTTACCCAGAATGCTGTTACCAGGAGTGTGGTACTCAGCACCGGTGCGACCAGTGTAGATGAACTGCATGGACTTTCCATTACGGAGAGTCCGCTTCATCACAAGGTCACGAGCGATAGTATTCTGTTGGAAACCCTTGAACATCTCACCGCTGAAAAGCTTGAGATAAAGGGCACGTTGATCTGCACCAAAGTTAGATGCACCAAGTTCAGTTACCTTTGCGGGAGCATCGGTAGACTGAAATGATCCAGGATAAGCCATTTGTAAAAAGGAGAAAAGTTAAAGTACTTGCTCCCAAACGTTTGGAAAAATTTTTGTAGCATATTGTGTGGTCTATCCCACCGTCTAGACGGCAAAGGGTATCTCCGTAGAGGCCAATGCCAATAGGTAAGGGAGGGTTTGCACCTCCCAATGCCGCTTTAACGGACTACCACTTTAGTGTAAGAAACGCCGCGATACTTGTAAGTAACTTGAGTAGTCATGATAATCTCCAAGTGTTTGATCCCCGTTCCATGATCAAACTTCATGCGTCCCTTGTGGGGATGAACGGACGGGAGATTAGCCTACGGCTGGGGCGGATAGAGCCACCGGAGTTGCCTCAACAGAAGCAAGGTCCAGGGGGAAGTTATGGGCGTTTCGCTCGTGCATAACTTCAAATCCGAGATTGGCTTGATTGAGAATATCCGCCCAAGTGCGGACAACACGTCCCTGACTATCAAGAAGGGACTGGTTAAAATTAAAGCCGTTAAGATTAAAAGCCATCGTAGACACGCCAAGAGCAGCGAACCAGATACCAACAACAGGCCAAGCAGCCAGAAAAAAGTGTAGACTTCTGCTGTTGTTAAAACTCGCGTATTGGAAGATGAGGCGTCCGAAGTAGCCATGTGCTGCTACGATGTTGTAAGTTTCTTCTTCTTGTCCAAACTTATAGCCATAGTTTTGAGACATGTCCTCAGTCGTCTCCCTAACAAGAGAAGACGTGACAAGGCTACCGT